CAAACCTGTGAGAACATTTTAAATCGCTGGTTTGATGATGTCTACACTCAACAAAAGGAGCAACAACGATGATCGATTACAATGAAGAACGCAAAGACCTACAAATTGATCGCAATGCCGATGACTTTTGTGTGTGGGTAGATGAGCAAGCAGCAAAACTGGAAATTACTTGCGATTATTATCTTGCCGAGTTTCTATGATATTCATTGCGGGATTTGCACTTGGAGTTCTTGCAACAATGGGAGCAGCACTTATTCTTGCTGCTGATTAAAACAAACTTGACGAAGACAACTAAATACTAATGCTCTAATTAGGTGACACTATAGAGTGGATGAGGGGCAGAAATGTCCCTTTTCTTGTATAAATATTAAGTCACCTAATTTAAGAAGCAGTTATGTCTAAAGGCAAGATTTACTGTGCCCACTGTATTTTTACTGGAAAGAAATATATTGGACAGACAGTTAAAAAGTATCTTAATTTGAGAATTGTTGAGCACTTTGCGGATTGTATAAATTACAATCATAAGTTTGCAAATGCACTTAAAAAATATGGAAAAGATGGATTTATTTGGGGAATAATAGAGGAATATGATATTTCTTCATTAAATGAAATAGAAATATATTGGATTGGTAGATATGACACTTTTAACAATGGATATAATACAACATCTGGCGGAAATCAAGGGAGAGAATATTGTACAAAGGAGTATCTTGTAGAAGAACCAAATGGAAAAAGAGGAATGATTAAAAATCTTTCTCAATACTGCAGAAATAATGAGTTAAATATAGCACATATTCACGAAACTCTTTATGGAAAGAGATTGCAACATAAAGGTTATAAATTGATTCCAAGAACAGACGGAGAAATAGAGAAATATAATCAAGAAAGGATAAAAAGAGAGGACACGAGTAGAAAAAGTCTTCAAGGCGAAAGGAATGGAAGAGCAATACTTGATTGGAATAAAGTTAAGAAAATAAGAGAACTTCACGAGTCTAAAAAACATAAAAATCAAGAAATAGCAGATATGTTTGGAATTAAAAAAGTTACTATTGAAAAAATAATTTCTAATAAACTATGGACAGTTTGAGAACTGCACACTTGACTTTGAGACCAAAATCTTTTATAGTGTCTATGTTAAACAAATGAGATTAATGGCACAAAAGTTTCTCTACATCGTTGACCATTTTGCAAACTTTCCCCGTTCAGAATATGGGGGAATCTGGAATGTAATTGCTAAAGATGATAATGAATGTTTTGATTTGATTAAAGAATATGACAATGGATTCAATGATGATTATTATGTAAATCTTCGTGAAAAAGTAGTCAATGCAAGAACCTTTGCTCTTGTAGATGAAGAAGAATCTCGTATTGTTGAATCCTTTACCACCTGATTATGACTCATCACGTTGCACACACAAATAAAATGCTTTTTGACTTGAAAGAACAGTATCAGGCACAAATTCAACGTCTGCAATCTAAAATTGAAGATCAGGAGCAAGAGATTGCTAAACTCAAAACTATGATTACTCTTTTGTCTACCGAGCGTGATTATGACTGCTGATGAAACTCTCAATTGACCTGATACCACAATTCAAGCACAAAGCACCTCAAGGTTATTCTTATGAAGTTGAAGAGTTCAAGCGTAATGTGTTTTCTATTTGGTTGCGTTGCCACCGTCAGTTTGATTACAATAACGGAAAACCTACCAGGACAATTTGGGGGTTCTACAACTACAAAAAGTGTCAATTCTTTAGTCCTGTAAATAGTTGTACAGTTGGCAAAGAAGTGAAGTTCAGTGATACTCGTTGCTGGACTTCTATGCCCATTAACTATCAAGGATTGGAGGTATTTTTTGTATGATCTTTACGGAAGGAACAGAAGTAATTTACAAAACTATCTCTGGAGTGGTGGCATTTGCATCTGAAAAATCTATTTCAATTCTTGTCAGTAAAGGTTCTCATCGTTCACAAGATGTTCGTGTAGTTGTCCATCAATCAGATTTTAATCAAGTTGTTTTTGCAGATGGAAAATGAAGAAGAATAGTAACTGGTGGAGATGGTGGGCAAAGTCAATCGGAGAGAAAGCATCCAAATGTGATAAAGAAAGCGACACGGTTGCAGTCATTCGCACCGTGATTTTTGCTACTTACTTGATTACAAACTGTTTTATTGTTGCAAATGCAATTAGGCATTGGAACGATGAAACAAAAATTGAAATCTTTATTGAAAATCCTTATGAAGTACCTAGTAGAGTATCTCCACCCCAAGAAGAAGGGTTACTCTAAACAAACAGCAACTTTTCTTACAATTGATGATGCTTCTTTCTGGCAGAGTGTGGTAGAGAAGCAAGGCGCAAAAGATATAAAAATACTTGTAAAATAAATATCTAAAAAGTATAAGTAACATGCTGACATTTAGAGAGTTTTATGGTATTTGTGAAGGGAAAAAATCAAATGAACCTCCCTATGCAGTTCCTGGCACTTATCAAGAAAAAGATGGTGTGAAGACTTATACACTCAAGAGAGATGATAAACCAAAGAAAGCACCAATCAAGTCAGCAAAGAAAATAACCAAAATGCTAGACAAGCAAGGTGGGATTGGTGGTAAAGCAATTAAAAAAGCAGAAAAGAAAGTTAAATCAGTTTCTGAAGATTTAGAAACAAGAAGGCATCAACTTGCACAAAGACAAAGAGATAATCTTGTTGCATTTAAGGAAAGAACTGCTGCTGCATCAAATGCACAGAAAGAAAGAGTTGCAAAACAAAAAGAACGCGAAGAGTTAAAAAAAGAAATTAAGAAAGAGTTGCAGGCAGAACAGCATCCAACAATGGAACCTAATGAGTACAACAAACAAGTTGCAAAACAATCTGCGCGTTGGAAGGGAATGCAAATCCGTCAGGCACATGGAGAAATGGAGCACGAAGCAGGAGCAGAAGTAGCAGCAAAGAAAGCAAGGATAAAATCAATTATGAGTCGTTGAGTGGACAGTTCGCGAACCGCACACTGACCCGATACAAGCACCCAAATCTCCTGTATATTACATTTGTTCAATTGAGGAACACCCATGGATCATTTTGATGACGTTCAGGTTGAAGAGTTTTCTTCTTTTGACTTTGTTGAAGAGATGAACGAAGGACTCTTTGATGAAGAAGAGAACAGTGACAAATCCTTCAATTCTTTTTTGAAATCTAAATACGATTACTGATTATGACACCTGATACACTTGATTTCACTGGTGATGCTGTTACCTTCCTTGGTTTGGTTGGTGTTGCTTCAACACTTCTTATTGTTGTTACTTCTTTCCGCAGGTTTTTCAACAGTCCTTATAACATTCGCGTAACTCCTAAAGTTACTGAAGAAACCACAACTGAATCCTGAAAATCATGACTGACACTGTAAATGTTCTGCCTCATCTCAACGAACTGCGCGATGCTTGGCGTAAGCAAGATTTCAAGTTCACTAACAGTCAGCAAGAGCAATATGATATTCTGATTGCTGCTCGTCGTGAACGTGTCAAATACTTTTATGATAATGGGTTGGTTTCAAAGGGTCGCATCAAAGTGGACGATAATTGAACTGGCACACTGGGACCATCATGGTCCCTTTTTTGTTTTATTATGACCTTGCGACCAAACCTACCACCAATGACTAAAAATCTTCATTTGGAACATCCTGAAGACACTATCCTAACTGGTGATCTTTCTGTTCTTGATTGGTTCTCTGCTGATTCTACTGTCAGCATTAAAATGGATGGTGCGCCTGCGATTGTTTGGGGCACAAATCCTCAGAATGGTAAGTTTTTTGTCTGCACCAAAGCAGCATTTAACAAGCAAAAGATTCGCCTTTGCTATAACGAAGATGATGTCTTCACGCATTTTGGTGGACAACCGCGCGTAACGCAAATCCTCATTTTCTGTCTGGACTTCCTACCTAGAACTAAACAAGTTCTGCAAGGTGATTGGATTGGATTTGGCACTGGATTGGATACTTTCACTCCCAATACGATTACCTACAAGTTCTCTGAGATTGTGCGGCAGGACATTATCATTGCGCCACACACAATCTACAGTGGTGCTGATGACATCCGCGAAATGTCTGCTTCTCCTCTGACAACAAAACTGATCAGCACTAAAAATTGTTTGTTTGTGCAACCAAAAGCATCTATTTGCCCTTATCGTGAAGACATTGAAGACTTTTGCAAGTTTGCTAAGCAAATGAGTACACTTTGCACCTTTGTGAGTGATAAACAAGCAAAGGAACTCAAAAAAGTCATCAATTCTTACATTCGTGGGGGTAAGGAGGTGAATGAGCATGAAATTGCACAAAATTACGATGTTGACATCAACCTCATGAGACTTTGGAAACTTGTAGAGTCTATTAAGATGGATATGTTCTTCTATATTGAATCTGATACTGATATTATGTGTGAGATTGATGGCAAACTGAGTGATCATGAAGGATATGTAATGCACAATAAGTTTGGAAGTTATAAGATCGTGAACAGAGAAGAGTTTTCATACAATAATTTCAATCTCACCAAATCCTGGTGATTCTCCCCCCCCCCGTAAGGGGGTTTTTTAATAAATATCTAAAAAAGTATTTGTTAAGATGGCAAAAGATCAAACTGTAGTAGGAATCACTGGCAAACCTGTACCTAAACCAGGAAGTGCAAAGAAACAGTATGAACTTGAGAAGAAGAGAAGACAAGAGAAGCACCTTGGCAAGAATGTAGGTGGAACACAGTACAAATCAGATGTAAATCCATATTACAACCCAAGACAGAGAACTTTTAGGGAATTTGTAGAGATTGCTGAGGCGGTCAGTGCTGCAGATAAAGCACTTGCACAATCAGGCATCCTATCCCGTCGTGCAGATGAATTGCAGAAAGAAATAGATGCTGTGACTTCTGGTAAGAAAACGGCACAAACTCCAACAAGAAAGAGAAAAGTAACAAAGCAAACATATATTGACAGAAGTAATGCTCAAATGAAAGAAGAATATGAAATAGAAGAAGCAAAGGAAGCAAAACCAGCACAAGAGGTTCTTGCTAAAATAGCAAAAGCATATGGTAGAAAACATCGTGGTGTGAATGTTGATACTTCTCATAGCGAAAAGACTGGCAATATTCGTGTGAATCAGTTGTGGGTTCCTCCTGATAAACAAGGAAAAGGAATAGGAACTAGAGTGATGAAAGGTCTTGGTAAGTATGCTGATAAAACTGGTAAAAAGATTACACTGAATCAAGATCCTGATCCTGGAAAGAAAGAGAAACTGAAAAAGTTTTATAAATCTCATGGATTCCAGGCAAATAAAGGTAAACAAAGAGATTTTTCAACATCTGACACATATATTAGAAATCCAAAGTCTTGATGTTCCACTTGAAGAACTGTCACAAGGTTCTGGCATTGCGCTCAGGACCTTGTATTGTATCTGTGTTGAGACATCCAACTCATGACTGCGACTCTCTTTCAAACTGGTAACGATCTTTCTGATGACTTCACGAAAGTTTGCTATCGTCGCATGAAAGCAAACTCTTTTGACGTTTATGAAATGATTGGAAACTCTAATGTTTCTATCAAACATCATGCTCGTCGTGGACCTTCTGAGTTTGTAGGTTACACTGAGAATGGTTCTGCACAGTATCTTGCTGGAATTGCTCACGATTCTTTTGATGTTTGGATGAAAGTTCAGGATGCTGATTCTAGCATTGGTCGTCCTGGTTGTTCTAAATGTGTTGCAGAGGATGTTCGTTCCTTTGCTGATGCTATTGCGATTGCGCAGGAGTATATTTGATGACTTGTGGAATCTTGGTGCTGCTTGCATATAGTTTGGGCGCAGCACAAATTATTATTTTTCACAAGATTTTGGAAAAATGACTGAACAAAAACTCTACACTCACACTCATTACATCTGGCATCGTTTACTACTTCGTTTGGTGATTCTTGCACCAATCCGAATCACTGAGTTTGTTGCTCTGTGTATTTCTGGTGCATGTGATGGTTTGTATCAGGTATTTGATAAGATGCTTCCTGTTCATTATCGCCAAACACAGGTAGAGTTTGATCAACTCAGCAAAGGAGAGCAAGAAGCAATTGAAAGAGTTGCAAAAGCGCGAGGAGTTATATTGTCTCAGGTTCAATGCTCTTAGGACAGTCTCTAAACTGTCCACCAGACCGCTCAGAATCGCCCACAGTGCCCTTATACTGTATCTGTTGAGTCAAACCACCATCCTCTAATTGATTATGGCAACTGGTGTTTTTTTCCTGATTGGTTATGCCATGGGAGGAGCAAATGTTCTCTTGATTCAGTATTTGTCCCGTAAAGGTGTTATTTGATCATGTATAAAGATTCTTTTGGAGATAAACTCCTCAATCTTTTTCCTTCTTTTTGTGTTCTTTTAACTGTTTCAATTATTGTTGGTCTTCCTGTTGCTCACTGGTATTCTGCTGGTGTAGAACAGGAAGCAATCAATAAGCAGTGTAAAACAAATTACACACAACTTCAGATTCTATTTTCTGGTGATACTCTGAAGCAACTCTGTCAAATCAAAGAACAACAGGTAACTATCAAATGAAGTACATTGTTGATCTGTATGTTGGTGGCAAAGTATTCAAGGAGGAAGTGTATGCTAACTCTCCAAGGGATGCCCGTGAGACTGCCACAGCACGAAATCCTAAAGCAAAAGTAATTGCCGTGAATGTAAGTTTCAAATGAATTACTCTAACCTTTCAAAGATCCGTCCTAAACTGAGAACAACTGGCAACATCACTGGCAACTTCGGACGTGCCAAATCTAAAGCAGGATCATCACTCAATGACATTGGTGGTGATGGTAACATTGGTGCAACACAGAATGAGTATCTGAATCGTCTTTATGTGGCGTTTGATAACACTGCCGAACCTAAACTTCGTCAGTTCATTTATAATGAAATCAAAAAGATTCACGTTCAAAGAGGAACGTGGTGACACTTGTAGAACTGTCACAGTAAATGAGCACAGCACTCTAGATCGTGTATTCTTAAAAAGTCAAAGCAATTCACGCAAATGACAACTGCTTTCATTGATTTTCCCGCTCAGCAACAAGCAAAACAGCAAATCGCTGACAATGTTGCAAAGTACACTCAGATGCTGATTGAAGCACTGAAAGACAATTATCGTGAGTATAGCATTCGCGGTCACGAGCGAACTATCCTCAACCTCCCTGTTCCTGAATCAAACCCCAACTGTGCTACTTATCAGTATCACCTTCGCAAGATTGTTGAACTGAAATCTGGCAAGTGTGACATTGATTATGTGATTGAAACTGGTAAAAAGTATCACAAAGTTGTGATGATTGATGGTGGAAGTAGCAGGAGTGTTCACTGCTTCATTGACAAGCAGACTGGCGAAATGTATAAATCTGCATCCTGGAAGTCTCCTGCCAAAGGTGTACGTTATGATCTGCGATTGATCAAAGATCGTGAATGGTTGTTTGAAAATGCAGATTGGAGTTCTGGATATTTGTATGCGAAATGATTAACACAATGAACAACACAATGAACAACACAATGAACAACACAATTAACGAAATCACTGTAATAAAGTCCCTGAAACTTCTGCGTGATGGATTCAAGAATGAGTTTGCTACGTTTTCTTATGCTGACGAGCGAATGAGTGAACTTTTAGGTCAACTTGCAGTGGAGTTTGTAGAGGCAAACATTCCTGT